TGGCACTGAGGGAGTCCTGCGCATCCCGCTGCTCCTGCTCCCACCGGCTGAGATTGACGTCCTTGATATACTCGGCAAGCTCCGCCTGAAGTTCCCGCTGCCGCTCGGCATCCGTCTCTTCCCGTATCCTTTCTTCGAATTCTGCTATCCGGGCATTCTCTGCCTCCGTCTGCCGAGCCCGCCGCTTTTCTTCAATCTCCGCCGATATGGCGTCTTTCTGACCCTGTAGCATTTTCAGCCGTAAAGCGGCCTGTTTATCTACCCTCGCCAACTCGGCGAGCTGTTCCTCATTGAGAAGTTTCATCTTCTCATCGTGAGCTGTCCGGGCAGCGTTTACCTGATTCCGTAATTCGTCGGTTATAGCATTTGTTGTATCAGACGCAGATTGTTTCCATGAGCTAAAGGCATCCTCGACACTGCTGACCATATCGTTCGAATTCTTCCTGACATTGTCCGTCCATTTTTTGAACGCCCGATCTGCATCATTTACTCCTCCGGTGATGAACCTGACAACATCGTCCCACTTCGTAATCAATACCGTGAGAGCCGCCACCAGCGCCGCCACCGCCACGATGACTATTCCTATCGGGTTCGCCGTCATTGCCGCGTTCCATAGCCACTGTGCAGCCGCTGCCAGTTTCACCGCTACCGTTTTCAAATGGAGCGTGGTTATCAGTAATTTCAACCCGGATGCCATTTGAGGCAGAGCAATCAGTACCGGCCCGAGTGCCGTGAACAGCAACCCGATTGCTCCCGTGACCGCTACGATTGTTTTAGTCAGCGCCGGATTCTGGTCTATCCATTTCTTCAAACGTTCGATGAGAGGCTGAATTCGATTCCTGAACAGGTCAGTCAGGAGCGGTATGAGCGTGCTGCCAATTCCCTCCATAACGTCCCCGATATTGTTTTTCAATAAGTTGAACTGCCCTGCAAGCGTCTTTCCGTACATCTCTGCCTGGCCGCCGTACTTCCGCTGAAGCTCTCCCAGTGCCTCCGTTGCTGTGGCCCCTTCTTTTAGCTGGATGCCGTACCGGGTCAGGATGGTTGTATTCCCCTCCGAGACTCTCCCCAGTACCTGCGCCGCCGTCACCATATCCATGTCCTTACCGATAGCTAAATCCATGGTCAAAGGCAGGAGCTGCAACGCCCTGTTGTAATCGCCGGTAATGGCAACCAGTTCCGATAGCGCCTCCCGCTGCTGGTCGTCGGCAATCGATGTCTTCTGCTGGTTAGTATTGATAACTCCCTCAAGCGATTCCCTGACATTGTCATATTCGACACCGACATTCCGGAGAGACTGTGTCAGTTTCTCTATCCCAGCCTGTTCCTGAGCAGCAGCATACACCGCCGTCGTTAGACCAGCTGCTATCGATGCCCCGATGGCCGTCATCCCCTTGCCGACCTTTACCATGTTCTTCTGAATCTTGTCGAGGCCTTTAGCAAACTCTTTATCGTCCAGCCCCAGCGTGACGAATAATTGTGATAACTCTTTACCTTTTGCCATGTTTTACTTCCTGAATGATGCCAGAGTCGATTTTACTTTCTTTATCAGCTCTTCTTGGCTGAGTTGCTTTTTCTTCCTGAGTTGCGGCATAAAATCTTCCGGTTTATATGCTGATGCCTTTCTCTTCGAATCACGATTGACATTGGCTATTGTCGCTGCGATAACTCCCGCCCGCCAGTATTGATTTTCTTCGTCGGCGGTGTACCGTTCCGCCAGCGCATCGTATTGAGCCAGCGTCAACCGCCAGAATTCCTTCTCGGATAGCCGTAGGCAGTACCGCCCGAAGCTTAACAATGCCAGCCAGTCTATTGGCTTAGCAGCGGAGGCATTTTTGGTAAAGGGCGCCCCTTCTTACCCTCACTCTCCGGTACAGATGCGCTGAACGCATCAGTCAGCGCCGACGATATCTCGTTCATGGTTGCCGGAGTTACCCAGCTTCCCACGTCCTTCAGTGTCAACGTCTCATCATCACCACTCAAACACGCAAAAAGCAGGGCGCGCAGTTCCCTCGCACCCATATTCTTGGTGTTGAACCTGGAAAGGATATTCTTTCCGGTCAGCTCTTCATATTCCGCCATGGCATTCAGGTCGAACTTCATTACCCTGACCTTACCGCCCAGATCTACTTTTACTTCAGGTCTCGCTTTTGTAGCCATGAGTTCCTCCCTCTTTAATAACAAAGGGCGGACTGTGTGAGCGGTCCGCCCTCCATTTATTTCTCAGAAATAATCAGCCGGCATTCGTTAAGCAGTAGTTACAGCTCCGTTGATGGCGATGGAGATATCTGCGGTTATTTCACCGTTTACTGGAATGCTCTTCTTGAATCGGGTGCCGATTCCGTTGAATGTATCAGTTTCGCCGTCAGGATAGGTGATGATTACCTGACGCTCCGTGCCGGAATCGATGTCGTCCTCAAAGTACTTCTGCCCGGTTGTATCGCCCGTGATAAGCTCAACGGTAAATGTTACCGTTCCTGAGTCTCCAAGTCCGGCGAGCTTCTCGCGTATGCCGTTAGTCAGATCGTGATGCTCCAGGGTAATTACGTCCCGTGTTTTTTCAGGACCATCGATATCCTTGATATAACCTATATCATGTCCTGCCCAGGTAATCGCCGTCCCGAATCCGCTCTGAGGTACTGTTGCTGCTGTCATTGTTTTTTCTCCTTATTGAAATTACTCTTTTATTTATTTTTCGCTGAACCAGTGAGGGTCAGGTTCGAGAGGCCTCAACGGAGGCCAGTCGCTTTTCTTTATCTCCCATACCCACCAGTTGAACCACTGGTCGTACAGATCGGTGTCATAGATGGCAATGACGAACTTCACCATCGGCTTGACATACCGCTCGACTGCCGGGAAATGAAGCCTCCGGAAGAACTCGTCTTTCGTTCTGACCAGTATCCGCGTCCCCGGTTTCTGCACATTCTCCAGCGTCGGCTCAGGCAACTTATCCTGGATAACCTGCATCACCCCGAGCAACTGCTTCCCCGCCTTCGCCTTCTGGATGATGTTCGATTTCGGGTTCGTTAATACGTCTATCGTCTGCTTCAGGGGGTTCTTGACTTCATTGACTAGGATATAAATGTACGGGTCCCGATAGTAAATACTCTTAGGCATCAACCTCACTCCTTGTACCAGATGGTGTATTCGCTGATAACTTCGTACAGCTTCAGCTCCACATCATAGTTATCCCACTCGTCATCGCGCTGCGGGATATCTATTGCCAGCCCTCCGGTTCCCCCCATGGTGCTATTGTACCCGTCCAGCGCCGTCTTGAGTGCTGCCGATATGGTCTTCGCTTCGCTGTACGTTGCCGCATACGCTGAAAAACTGAACCTCGGGCTGGCAAGCCCCGAAGGTCCGTCATGAGTTGATATCTCCGGAGAGTCAAGTTTCTCAATGACAATGTACGGTTTCGTCACGTTTTGCGGAGCTTGCAGGTAATATATCCTCTTCCCCACCAGAGAAGTGATTCCCGTCGTTGCTATCAGTTCTGTCGTCAATGCCTGCTCAATCAGCATGTCAACCCTCTATTATCTTCTTCAAACCGGTACTGATGTTTTCCGTTACCTTGTCTGCAACCTTCTCAATTGCTTTCCAGAAGAACGGATGAGGCTTCGCCGGATGCGGTCCCCCATGCCCGTATTCCACCAGGTGCGCGTGCGGAGCTTTCCTCGGCCTGATGCCGGCAAACCCTACCGCTCGGCGTCGTTCAACATTAGGAGGCAGGACATTCGAATATACCGCTTTCTTCAGATTCCCTGTCGGCCCCTGCGGAGCTGCAGCCCTGATTTCTTTCTTGACGATGTTCACCTGCTCCTTGATGATTTTTACCTTTCCGTTATTCAAGTCTTTGAGCAGCTTGTTCGCTTCCTTCTCCAGATTTTTCATGTCCCGTATGTAAACGCTCGGCTTCATCAGTCTTGCAGTTCCTTGCAGTTCATGATTATTTCCCGGTCCCGCTCTCCGCTGTTCGCCACCGAAAGAATCTGGATATATCTCTTTCCGTACTTTATCCTCCACTCGGGACGGATATCGCTCCGGTACCGGACCCGTATCACGCCGTCTGTTTCGCTGTTGAGCTGCTTCGCCGCTTCGTACCGGCGCCCGCTTTGCCAGTCGATTGCCGCCCATACCGTCGCCACATCCTCGTAGCTGATGACTGTCTCGTTAATCGAATTCATCGTCTGCACCAGCTTCTGGAAGGTTATTCTGCTCCTGTAATCTCCAGCCCTGCTCATTTAATAAGCCTTATCACCGCCGAGCAGCGCCTGCGCCCCCAGCGGAATAGTTACCGCGTTCAACCCGGTTGTCTGTACCTCTTCCCGGTGCTCGTAGTAATGCCCTATCAGCAGCAGCAGCCCCTGCCGGAACTGACTCGGCACATTGCTCCCCGCATCCCCGTACCCGGCTATATATGTCACACAGATGCCGTTGTGAGGCCGCAGCGTCGTGCTCGGCCAGCTCTCCCCATACCGGAGGTATACCTTCGGGTTGTACTGGTCTTCTTTGTCCAAAGAAATCCCGGTCGCGTAGTACGCCGTATCATCCGTCCCGTAGTAGGTGATTACCCCGGATACCGTCGCGGTACCGGAACCTGTCCCGGCGCCCGTTGCCTTGAAGCAAACTCCCACCGCAGAAGAAGCCGCGCCGATGAGCGTAAAATCAGTCGTTCCCACCGTCAGGATGCGGTACACCGTCCCCGTCACGAAACTTCCCGCCGTCACCGCCGTTTCCTGTACCGGAGGCTGGGGAAGTTCTATATAATCTTCGTCCGGCCATTCATCCAGCCAGAGCTCCAGCGTCTGCGTGATGAAAGACCTCCACGAAAGCACATGCTCCGCGTAGCGCCTCGCTGCCGCGATAATCATATTCAGTACCGAGTCCTCGGTCGCAGGCCCCGATTTCTTGATTACATCCACTCCGAAGTCGCATGTATTCCCCGCCACCGTTGCCACTGCTCGGATGTACCGGTTACTGCCGGTATATGCCTTCTCCTGCACGGCATTATCGTTGGCTGTCGTCACCTGCGTGAAAGCCCCGCTCGCAACGTCGCTCCAGTTTGAATTGTCCTCGCTCTCCTGGAGCTTCACATCCACCGTTCCCCCGGCACCGTTCGTACCGGACACCATGTTCACCAGCACGTCATAGCCCGATACTTCCACTCCGGTACCGACTAAGGAGTACGCAGCAGCGATTACGTGCGCTCCGGGCGCTATCGTCTGCGTGGTCGTCAGGTTCTCTGCCAGCGATTCGCTGTCAATCCTCAGGTGCGCCTTCGCCTCAGCCAGGCTTATCGGCTCCACTGTCGGTTCTGTTTTTACTTTCAAAGACATCCCAGTCTCCTTTATGCAATTACCTGCTCTGCATAGCGCTTCCCCCGATTTGTGAAGTCAAATCGGAGGAAAGCTATAAAGAGGAGGTTCTGCCGCCGGCCTTGCCTAAGGGACCGGCAGCTCCTCTAATTCTTACTCGTTTGTTTCTTACCCTGTCTCTTCTCAACCGGAGGTAGGACGGCCTTCTCCGTTTTCAGCACCTCTTCCACCGGGATTGCATAACCGCCCTTTACCCACTCGGCGGCAACGTCTGGACGGGCTTCTACCTCGGCTCCGGTCAGTAACTTAACCGCCGGCACCGCTTTCATCGTGACGTCTTTTACCAGCCGTATTTTCATAACCACTCCTCTTAATACCGATTTCCCGGACTGTCGTTATAGGCCTTCCATAAAACGTTATAGAGCTCCCAGTCTTCCTTCTCGGCAGCCTCATACATCTCTTTGCGTATCTGTTCTCTGTAAGCTCTTTCAGCTTCCGCCCACAGTTTCCACAATTCTAACGGTGACTTAATTTCCCCTATCAGCCATTTTATGAATCGTCGAAACATCGCTGGCTATCCTTCCCCAGGCTCTTATCAGACAGTACGGAAACATCACCACACAGAGGAACGGGAACGCTGCTTTGCATACCGCGTCGATAATCTTGTCTTCGTTAATTTTCATCTGACTTCCAGAAATCCCAGTTGTGCCCTATCAGGTTCATGGCTCCCTTCGGCAGCCACATTTTATTCGTGAGCATCTCGAAAGCTGCTCCGGCAATATTCCGTAATACTTTATTCCGTATCAGCAGATTGAAACCGTAATCGATAAACCCTTTTCTATCGCCGGACAATCCGCTTT